TCGACCGCGTCGATGCCGTAGCTGTCTGCAAGGCGACGGCCGACCTCTGTGGGGTCGGTGATCTGGGCGAGGATTTGCTCGCCGTAACGAGCCTTCATATCGTCGAGCCAGCGGTTCAGACGGGTCGCAGCGTGGTTACGTCCAAGGGCCTCGAAGCCAGTCACAATGGTCGGCTTGATGGTCTCTGGCAGGTTCGGCGCTTGGCCGCTTCGCTGCAGGATGTAGAGGTAACGCTTGATGAGCGGGAGCTGGAGTTCTGCCGAGAGGACCGTGTAGGTCCCGCCGAGCACGTTTTCGAGCTCCTGCGCCATTGCGCGGATTTCCTCTGCCGTGACCCGCTCCGCGTTACGGACGGTGCCACTCTGGAGCAGGAAGGAGTGCGAGAGGCGAAGTTCGAGACGTTCGGCGACCGAGGAGGCCACCTGAAAGTCTGCATACTTCTCCATCTGGAGAGCCTTGACCTTGTCCGCGTAGCCGTGGACGTAGTCACCATTCTCGGCCTCGTTCAGCTCCTCAATGTCCGTCATCGAATTGGGTTCGACGAGATAGACCACACGGGAAGCCAGAGAGGCGAACTGGATGATCGACTTGGAGAGGTCCTCCAGCGACATCAAGTCACCAACGTATTCGCTGACGTGAGCGCGGCCATAGTCGCTGCCCGGAACTGCCTGCCACCGCAAAGCGATGAAGGCCGGGGCGTCCATTGGTGAAGCTCCTTCGGAGTTCGGGACGATGTGGTCGTTGATCTGCTGGTAGTGCCGATACTGGTCGCCCTCACGGAAGACGTGAGTGTAAAGGTCCACGAGCTGCGTGTTTTCTTCACCCGGCTTCACTTCGACTTTACAGGCCGTCAGGGTCTCCTCATCCAGAGCGGAGGGATAGACCCGCTCGTGGATCACGGCTTCCAACATCCTCCCACGTTCGTCCCGCAGGACGACATACTGGTCGAGGCGGAAGATGCGCGGGGTTCCTTCGAGAGGCACATTAAGGAGCGCGTTGCCGGCAACGATGAGGTGCCGAAGCGCCTCCATCATCACGGGGCGAGCCGCGGTGGTTTCGAGCAAGAGGTGGGCCTTGGCGCTGATGCGCGACAGGGCCGTCTTCACCTCGGTCAGCTTCTCGCCGAGCTCCTCCGCTGCATCCTCGTGAACCGAGAGACGAGCGAAGTGTTGGTCGGGCGGGAACTGCGTGACGAGGAGGTATGAGGCGAGGTTGTTGACGCCACGGGCGCCTAGGCTCTGGTAGGGCTGCGAGAAGCTGGAGTTGCTGTCCTGTCCGTCCTGCGGCACGAGGCCGGGGATTGTCAGGTCAGAGTTCTCGCGGGCCTGCCGGAGCGCCGTTTGGCGCCCGGTGGATAGCGTATCGAACCGGCTCTTGGCCTTCGGCTCGATAGCCTTTTTTTCGGCCATGCTGGTCCTTTAATAGCGGTGGATGTTGCGGGGACTGATCCCCCGTCCACCACCTCCGCCACCGGCAACTGGCGGCGGGCGCGGGATGCCTCCCGGCGGGGTGGAAGCCACCGGGCTCACAGGAACATAGCCCGCCGCAGGTGCGGCAGGAGTTCGACCGGAGCCTTTGGGGATGCGGAGGGAGGAGCGGCCCGTCCGCATCGAGCGGGTCTTGGGATCAACTCCGTCGAGATAGGAGTTGCGAATGATGGCCGGGTCCTTGGGCTGCGTCTCTGACGGCTTCGGGATTTTCGGCTTGGGTGGACACATCAGCTTTTCGCCTTTCGTTCTGCGCTGCGGGCCTTCTGGCCCTTCCAGTGCTTGAGGAAGACCACGAGCTCGCGCTTGGCGGCTCGGCGCTGGATGGAAATGATTTCGTCGCCCGCTTCGGGGATGACTTCGGGGAACATCTTGTCCAGCTCGTCCACGAGGTCGGCGGACAGGTAAGGGAACTGGACCATGAGAGGCTCCGGTGTTGGCGAGGGTGGTGGGTAACGCTCCCACGGGGCGAGGTTTTGGAGACCTGCCCGCCACTTAGGCTCACCGACAAAGATGAAAAAATGGGGGCCGCTCAAGCCGACACATGGTCAGCGAGCGGCCCCCTAGGAGACACAATGACAGCAGGAATGTTCTTCCTACCAAAGGGTGGCAGTAATTGGCCTCACGGTGTCCACGGCAGGATACGGCCGTCGACGTAGTCGGTGTGCTTGAGGATGCGGGCGAGGTTCACCTGTCGGATCGCGTCTGCTTCCGTCAAACCTGCCTCCGCAAACGCAGCCACGATAGCCTCCCACCGGGACCCGTAGGTCACGTCGTGTCGGCGGGTCTCGAACTGGCCCTTGCGGGCTCCGCTTTTGAGCTCGTGCTGGTAGCTCTCACGGACCACGAACTCGTCGAGGATGCGGTCGGCCGCCTTCGGTCCAATACCGGGACAACCGGCGTAGCCGTCGGTGGTGTCGCCTGCGAGGCCCTGCCAGAGCATGAAACGCTCGGCTAACTCCGGCTCGATTAGGCGGACGCCTTCCTTCTTCCCATCTCGGTTCCGGCAAGGCCGATAGAACCAGCACGGGACCGTCTGCATATCCTTGTCGTCCGAGACAATGATGCGCCTGCCCTCGTGAGGTTCGGTCGCAAGGATGCCCATGACATCGTCGGCTTCGAGACGGGGGATGCCCACGGAAGGCCACTCGGCGGCAAGCCATTCCTTGAGCTCATAGAGCTGGACAGGACGCTCGGAGCCGGCGCGGTTCTGCTTGTAGGTCTGGTCGACCTCCTTACGGAAATTGTCGACCTCGTCGGAGAGACAGACGATAACCTCATCGGCCTTGAGGATCGCCACGAGGTGCTCGATTTCGTCTTCGACGGCGGCCTTCATCTCGTCGAGGTCAGCCACTTGGCTCGTGACGCCGTCTCCCCAATCATAGTCCCGCTGTTTCGAGGCAGAGGCTTGATAGGCGAAGATGTCGGCGTCGAGGAGGAGGGCGGTGCTCATGCTGTGGCCCAAAGGCTATAGGCGAGGGCGCACAATGCGAAGGCGACCATCGGGAGTAGGTGCCAATCTCGCAGCGCCAATAAAGGTTCCTTCCAACCTTTGAGGCTCTCCCAAACGCCCTTGCCGTTGAACAAGCGGCGGATGGCGTAGCTCCGGGCGAAGCTCACGATGGTATAGGCGACCGCGATGCCGATGTTCGTGGCGGCCGAGATGGTGACGCCGAGGAACCACGGCAGGAGGATCGCGTTGGCGGTGAAGGAGACGATGAGGCCGATGACGATGTTCGTCAGGGCCTCCATCGCGCTGTCGGTCTTGGATTGGCTCATTGCTTCGCCTCCGGGCAGGGGTTCTTGTTCGCGGCTTCGAGCCGTTCGACGTGCCCCTCCAGAACCCGCCGGTCAGCCAAAGCTGTCTTCGCCAGATCGAACAGGCCAGCGCCTGGTTGCACCTTGGGGCGCACCGGGGCGGGGGCCTGCACGGGCTCGCAAGGAACCGGCACGGGAATGAGGACCTCTGTGGGAGGACCGGGGATGGTTCGGGTGGTGGCGCAGGCAGGCACCGTCAGGATGATCCCGATGGCGATGAGCCAGCGTTGCAGGCGGGTCATCCTTCGTCTTCCTCCCAAAGTTCTTCCATCGCGAAGTCGTAGCCGCTCCAGTTGTCGACCCCGGCGCTCTCAAGAGCTCGGAGCTTACGGAGGTCTTCCTCGACGTCGGCGGGAAGATCGACTGTGTCCACCGAGTAGGAGACAGGGCAGTCGTCATCGTATTCTTGTGGGAGCAGATCACGGTAGCGGGCGTGAACTTCGTCTTCGGTCGGGCGTTTGTCGAACAACAGAACGGGGATGTCGTCTCCGCTCTCCGTTCGCCCATAGGTGGCGAACAATTTGGTCATTGGCTCATCTCCTGTTCGAGAAGGGTGCGGGCGGCACGGCACTCGGCCAGCTCATCGGCGAACTGACTTTGCAGCCCGAGAAGCTGCGCGGCGCGGTCGTCCTTGGCGGTGGCCCGCTGGTCGGCTCGGGCGTAGTCCTGCAGGTAGATCGTGCGACCCTCGGTGCGGCGTTCGGCGAGCGCCTCGATGGATTGGTTCTGGCTGGCGATGGCCTCGCCGAAGCCCTGCAGGGCGTTCTCTTGGGACGTGATGGTCTGGGCGCGGGAGGCCGCAAGGGTCTCCGCGTCATTCGCCCGGTCGCGCTGGTAGAGACCGAACGCGACCAGAGCGGCGATGATGAGGAACGGCCAGTAGCGGCCGAGGAGGCGGGCAATCATTCGGGTCTCCGAAGGTCGGCGAGCGCCATTGTCAGGTCCATACTGGCGCGCTTGAGGGCGGCTGTGGCTCGGGTGTCGTTGATGACGAAGAAGCTGTGCTTGTCGCTAAGTTTGCGCAGCTCGAAGGCTTCCGCAGCCGGGTTGACCCGGTCTAGGAAACGCTGCGCTTCTTGAGCTGCTCGGATGATTTTCTCGGGGTTCATTCGGATGCCTCCGGTTCGTCTTTGCGCTTCGCCCACAGGGCTCCGCCGGTTGCTGCTAGGATGGCCGCCGCGCCCGCGCCGTAGTTGCTCGGGTCGAACGGATTTTCGTTGAGGACGACGTCCCACGCCGCGAGGGCGAGGAACTGCGCGCCGATCAGGATGGAGCCGATGCGGATGACATCGGGGGTCCGGTTGTCCCGGCTGGAGGTCAGCGCGCGGACCCACCGGAGGACCGTGCGGAACAGGGTCACGGGCGGAGGCGGGTTTTCAGTCCGACCTTTTCGGAGGTCGCGTTGAACTTAGCGGCAACGGCCGCGTCAAGGTCGATGCCCTCGGCCATCGCGATAAGGTCCGCGCAGATGATTACATCAGCGAGTTCCTCCGCGAGGTGCTCGATTGTGTCGCGTGAACCGCGGATGCCGAGGCGCTCGCGCTCGATTTTCTTGATGACGTTACAGGCTTCGCCTGCTTCGCCAGCCAGCTCGTTGCCACGGTATGCCAGCGTGATGCGGCTGTCGCCGTCCCACTCTGCTTGCCGCGCCACGTTGGCGGCCCGCAGGGTTTGATAGGTGCTCACAGGTAGAAGTAGCTCAAAGGCTTGGTGAAGATGGCGAAGAAGTCGCGGATGGTCGACCGCTGGAACCACAGGCGGAAGCCGTCCTGCCATGTGCGGAACGTGGTGTAACCCCACTCGCCCCGGCTTTCGATCCATGCCCAAGGCAGTGCCGACAGGAAGATGAACGGGTAGAGCAGGAAATAGACGAACAGGGCGACGCGGATTGCGAAGTTGCGGTAGATGGCTTTCATGTCAGGTTCTCCGGGGCGGCGGGGCGCCGCGCTCGATTGCTGCGAAGAACTCTGCGATGTCGTAGAGCTCTTGCGGTGTGGCGTCGTTCTTGATGCGGTTGGCCCGCTGCGAGATGACGATGACGTTCCCCGGCACGTAGCCGAGGCGTGGGACTATCCGGTCGAGGGAGGGCGCGTTGTCGCGCTCCCCTGTCGCGAGGGGGATGTGTAGGACGGGGCAGGTCTCCGGCATGGAGATGTCGCCCGCTTCGATGGTGAAGGGGAGGCCACGGGACTTGGCGCGGGATCGCGCCGCCGAGAGCATCCGAGAAACGGCCGGGGTCGGTCGTGTAGCTCTCCGCTCAAGGCGGATGCACTCGCCGCATCGGCCACGGAAGCCGGAGGGGTGCGACTTGTCCGCAAACTCCAGCTCCGGCTTCCATTCCCCGCACGTCGAACAGCGCCTCTGCGGCGCCGGTGCGGTATTCTTCATGCTTCTCCTTGATGCTTCTCGATGTAGCTGACGAGGGCCTTGAGCTCGGCCAAGGAGGCGTCGGCTTTCAGGCGGTTCGCCCGCTCGGCGCAGGGCCGGGGCGTTTACGGCCCTCGGAAGGGCCGGTAGGTTTGGTCAAGTTTCTCCTTAGTGGGTCTGGGCCCAATTCGCGCCGATGTCGCTGGAACCTGCGAGGACGCACCGAACTCCGAGGGCAACCCCGGCGTCTCGGATAGCATCTCGCCCCATCTCTGCGACTATTTCGGCCAGATGCGTCGGAACCTCAATTTGGTATTCATCGTGGACGTTGACTACGAAGCCCATGACGTGATTGCCCTTGCGGTATTCTCCGGTGAACAGGTCGGGGACCCATCCATCGGCCCGCAGGCGCTCGTCGAGGATCACCAGTGCCTTCTTCATCACGATAGCGCCGTTGCCCTGCAGGAGGGTGTTGAGCGCCGCGTGAGCCGAGCGGACGATGAGGATGCCGCCGTCGAGGGACGGGAGCCAGCCACGTTTGGCGAGCTTCTGAACCTTCTCTTGCAGCTTGCCGAGAGCCGGCAGACCTTCCTCGACGCGAACGCGGGCTTGCTTCCCGAGACGGGCGAGGGCCTGTTCGCGCTTCTGACCGGCCGGGTGCTTGGCGTTGAACGCTTCGCGCTGCGGACCTGTCATGTCCTCGTAGATGACCATGCCGAGTTTCAGCAGGCCAGCTCCATAGAGGTAGGCGTATATCCACGTCTTCGCGGAGTTGCGGCTGTTGAGGCGGATGAGGCGCTGGTTGACGGTGTGAACGTCGGTGCCGTCTTCCTTCTTCCCGTCGACTACCGTGCGGCCGTATGCACCCCCGTCGTGTTTCGCCATGTAGTGAGCGAGCATACGAAGCTCCA